GTGTAGTTGTGTCGGATCGTCAGCGCATCGAGCGGGATGATCGAGGCGACCGGGATCGACCCACCCTCGCTCGGGAGCAGCTGCCAGTAGGCGTTGCCCGGCCCGAGCATATCAGAGACGGCCGCCGAGATGAGGTCGTCCAGATCGTCGTCCATGAGGTGCGGCCCCTCGATGACGTCTCTGAAGATCTCCTGGAGGGCGGCCTCGGCGCTGCTGACCTGGTCGCCGTCGTCGCTCTCGAAGGTGAGCTCACCGCCGGTCAGTTGGTCGGTGATCCCATTGGCGATGAGTTGCATCGGCCACGTCTGTTGGATCTGCCGCGCCTCGATCGCATCGCGGCCGCGGGGGATGCCGTACTTCTCGCTGCTGGTCAGCCAGGTGTCTTCGCTCGTCTGCTCGGTGTCGGGCTCGTCGACGGTGACAGACTCGCCAGCGACCGTCGCCTCTGCGCCACGGCCGTTGATTTGCGTAGAGGCGCTGCCGACACGTCTCGGCGACGCATCTGCATCGTCGGCCTCTCGGCTGTCACTCTGGTCGATGTCCTCGTTGACTGCTTTTCTGAAAAGGTCCATAGTGTTTGAAATCTCCGTAGCGCCGCTATGGCGCCGTCACGAACCGCCGTGCAAGATCGTTCGTTAGGCCACGCCCCTCGTCGGGGAAGTCGCTGGCAGAGAGCTCGGAGTACGGAAAGTCGAATGCGATGTTGGAGTTGATGTATGAGCCCTTGCTGGCGGCCTCGACGAGTCCGTTCCACGTCGACGCTGGGACACCCCAGTACTGGTAGATCGCGTCAGCACCGTCCCGGAGGTAACGGACGTACAGCTCGATCTCGCCGAAGTCGTAAAGCGCCGAGTGGACATTCGACGATTCGAACGTCGACTGCGGCATCGTGTCAAGTGGTGCGCGGATGTCGGCCGGAGGATCGGCGGCCCGCTCGTTGGCCGGATCGTGAGGGACGGTCGTTATCATGGCCACCCACCACGCTGGCGCTCGGCGATCTCGCTGATGGCGCTTCCGATCTCTGACTCGCGGAACTCTTTCGAGTCGGCGGTGACGTCCTCGCCAGGTGGGGTCGACTCGCCACCACCGATCGACGCGGTCGCCGTTGGGACCGATCCGAAGCCAACCGCACGCATCGCGAGCTCGATTGCATCGAGGCGGTCGTCGTGCGCCGACGTCGGGAAGGTGAGCCACTCATTTTGCTCCCAGTCCTTCCAGGGCTCGCGGTTTGGCTTGCCGACGATCCGCAGTGTCCCGCTCTCGAAGTCAGCGCTCAGGTTGTGTATCCGTTGCTCCTTCGAACCGCTGGAGGAGACGTTCTTCGTCGGGATCGGCGTGTCCTCTTTGAGCCGCTGACCAGGGCCCCTACCGGCGTTCTGTTCTACGAGAAGTGTGTCGATCGGGAAACCGCCACTGGGGGCGTTGGCCGCTGCCCCGTCGACGTGCGATCGGACCCACTCGACGATGCCTTTGACCGACATCCCACGGTCGCGAGCCAGGTGCGTGAGGTAGGCCCGCTGGTTCGTCTCGTCGACGCCGACCACCGCGAGTGCAGTGTAGTCGCTGTCGCCCTCGGCGGCTTTCTGTGGATCTTTGACGAGGCCGAGGTCGAGGCCAGCTACCCACCGTAGCGCGACCGGGTCGCCATCGCTATCAGTCGGCAGCGATGGGACGTAGGTCAGCCACTCGCTCTTGAACACCTGGCCAGCGAGCGCCTGCGGGTCTTGCTGGTTCTCCCGTTTCCAGACGGCCGTCGAGTGATCGCCGCCGACGATGTCGTACAGGAGTGCTTCGGGCGGCTGGAGTTCGGGCCAGAGGACGTCGATCTCACGGTTCGGGATAACGCCGTTGACAGCAAGGGGGACGTCAGCCGGGAGATCGCCGACGTCGTCGTAGATCTCGCCGTCGGCCCCGCGCACCTGCCAGTCGCGCGTCTCCACAATCGGCCAGTCGGTCTCGGCGATCGCCCGGTAGACACCGACGTCCCACCGTGGGCTGTCCAGGATATCCGTCGCGTAGATGTCCTGGGGGTGCTTCCGTGTCCCGATGGCTGCCTGCACGGGGCCGTACGGCAGCACACAGTCCTTATCGCCGAGGTTGTCGACGTAGTCGCGGAAGTAGTTGCGGACGTTCCGCCGCTGGGTCTCGGTCCGCTGGTTATCCCAGTCGGCGATATCGTCATAAATGATGACGTCGAAGTGTTTCCCGGTGAGCTGTGATTCGAGGCCGTACGGCGAAATCGTCGGCTCCTTGTGATCATTGGTTGCTGTCGTGAGTTCTGTCCTGGACGAGTCAGAGATCTCGATCCCGAACTGCGGAGCGAAGCGTTCGATATACTCGATCGCTTTCTCTGTCCGCTCGGCGGCCAAACCCTTCGTCTTCGAGATGACGGCCACACGGACGTCGGGGTGTCTGAGGATCGCCCACGTCGGGAAGACGACGCCTGCCCCCTCGGTTTTTCCGTGCCCACGCGGCATGAGCCGGGCAACGTGCGTCGGGGCGTGCTCAAAGTCCTCGTCGCAGGCTCTCCAGAGTGCATTGTAGAACTCCAGCAAATGGTCTCCTGGAGGGTGCGAGAAATTGAACAGTCGAACGCTTGCGACCGCCGGGTGAGCCAGCGGGTTATGCTCAGCCAGCTGGGTCAGATCAACCGCGCTCATGGCTGTACCTCACGGTCGAACATATTGTCGAGTTGTTCCTTCTGTTCAGAACTCATCGACAGGTCGAGTTCTCCAGAGACGTTGACGTTGAGCTCCTCATCGGGGGCGATCCCGAACTTGTCACAGAGCCCCTCGAACCGGCGCATGAATCGTTCGTCGCCCGATCGCCGGAACTGCAGAAGGCAGATCGCCGCCGCCTGACGGGCGACGCTTTGCGCACCTTCGGGTGAGTCGAGTTGGTCGACGGCATCGTCGAACGCCGCGCGCTCACCGTCGGTGAGGTGGCTGACGAAGTGGTCCGAAAACGCACCGTGAGTGACCGCGTTCTGGTTGCCAGCGTGCGAGCTCCCGTCGGCGTTGGTCCCGCGGTGGTGCTTGCACTTGCCC